AGTAAAGGAGGCGGAAACGCGTGAAAAAAATAATTATCCTTAACAAAATGTTTGTTGCTACAAAAACACTTGTTGCAATAGATGAAAATAAAGTTATTGAAGAAACAGCTGTAAGCCCTGCGAAATTAATTGAAACTGTCTTCAGTTTAGCAGACAAATATGATATTGAAACAGTTGAAATTAAGGGTTCTAAAATTTATTCTTCAGGATTAAAAAAAGACCTTACAAAAGCAATGGGTTCAAAATATAGTCGACAATTAAATATAAATATTATATAAGAAAGGAAATCAATATGAAATATTTAATAACAACAACAGAAGTGTATAGAGTAGATACAGAAGAACAAGTTAAACAAATTATTGAAGAAGCTAAAACTGATAATCATTTTGTTGTAACTAAATACACAAGTCAATATAAAGAAAGAAAACAAAAAGGTGAAGTCGTAGACTCATGGTGGAAACTTTCAATTACAAAACAATTTACTGATGAAAAAGAACCAGAATTTCAAACAGAAATTCAATATACCAATAGTTTGGAGAGTGCGTTTTAATGATGACAATAGATTCAATAGAAGTTAAAAAATTAAGAGAGGATGCTACACTACCAACACGCGGGAGTGCATATTCAGCAGGATATGATTTATATGCTGCAATTGACGAACCAATTACTATAGCTCCTCATACAACAGAAAAAATTGGAACTGGATTAGCTTTTGCCTTACCTGAAGAAACTTTTGCGGCAATTTTTGCTAGAAGTGGATTAGCTACAAAAGAAGGGCTAAGACCAGCTAATTGTGTCGGAGTATGTGATTCTGATTATAGAGGTGAATATATTGTAGCTTTACATAATGATAGTGAAGAAACTAGAACGGTTGAACCTCAAGAAAGAATTGCACAAATGATTTTAATGGCAACAAATCCTATGAATTTTATTGAAGTAGATGAGTTAAGTGAAACTGATCGCGGTGAAGGTGGCTTTGGGAGCACAGGACAATAATGAACTTTCTTGTTAATCATATGGCAATTATGACTGCAATGATGATGCAACATAATAATAGACGTCATAGAGAAGAAGAAGAGGAACGTCATAAAAAAAGACAAGAAGAATCCCAAAAACCTAAAACAACTACCTTAAAAGCATATAAACCTAAACACGCGAAAAAAGAAGATTTAGAAGAAGAAATAAACTTAATGTCAATATAAGGAGGGCATATGAAATATTTAATAACAGGAAGTGGCTTTTTAGCTAAACACCTTATAAAAGAATTATTAAAAAAAGAAGAAACAGATAAAATCGTTATTTTTTCAAGAGCTGAAAAAGAACAATGGGAAGTTAAAAAATATTTTAATAATCCTAAATTAGATTTTATCATTGGAGATATTAGAGATTACCAAGCTATATTTGATGCAATGAAAGATGTAGATTATTGTATCCATACAGGGGCTATAAAAAGAATTGAAGTAGCTGAAAAACAACCTATGGAAGCAATAAAAACAAATGTTATTGGTAGTATGAATGTTATAAATGCGGCAATCGCAAATAAAGTTAAAAAATTAATTTTAATTTCTACTGATAAAGCGACTTCCGCAACAACTTGCTATGGTAGTACAAAATTTTTAATGGAATGTATGGCTTATGCAAATGAAACTGACACAGATATAATTTGCACTAGATATGGAAATGTATTTGGGTCTACAGGAAGTGTAGTTCCAATTTTTGATGATTTAGTAAAACAAAATAAACCTTTAACAGTTAGAAATGGCGAGATGACTAGATTTTTTATGCCTATTGAAAAATGTATAAATATAGTTATGGATGCTTTAAAAGATGGTAAAAATCAAGAGCTATGGGTTTATGAAAGTAAAGCTTGTACTATTAAAGAATTAGCAGATGCCTTTAGTGATAATCAAATCATTACAGGAACCGAAAATATAGAAAAAAATGATGAGGCTCTTGTAACAATTACTGAATTAAATCATAGTAAAAAATATAAAGACTATCTTATTATTCATAAAGATTATACAAGTGAACAAAAGTACGACACTCCATTAACTAGCTATACAGCTCAACGACTTACACAAGAAGAAATTAAAAAAATGATTGAAAATTGGAGACAAAACAATGTTTAAAGTTAGTATTATAATGCCTGCATATAATTCAGAAGCTTTTATTAGAAATGCTTTATCTAGCATTCCTAAAAGAGATGATATAGAAACTATTGTTGTAAATGATGGCTCTACTGATAATACTGCGGCAATAGCAAAAGAATTTAATGTAAAATTAATTGACCGCAAAGAAAATATGGGAATTGGATATTCAAGACGTGAGGCACTTGCCGCTGCACAAGGAGAATATATAATGTTTTTTGATAGTGATGATACTATTGTTCAAGAAAATTTTAATAAAGCTCTTGATATGTTGACAGGAGAAGATATCGTTTATTATGATTTAAAACAAAACGATGGGATTGTTCTTCATTTATCGCCAGAAACAAAAGGGATTTATCCTGGAACAGATAAATTTATTAAAAGAACTTATATTAATCAATTCGAATATCCAACAAGAAGATCTTATGAAGATGTATATTTTAATAGTGAACTTCATTCTAAACCACATACAGATAAATTTACAAATTTAATAGTTCTTAATTATAATTTCCCTAGAGAAAATAGCACATCTGCAAAATGGGCTAGAGGAGAATGTTTATAATGTTTAGTATTATAATGATGTCTTGTGACAAATATAAATGTTTAACTCCTGCTTTCAATCATTGTGTAGATGAATATTATCCTAATCATCCTCATATAGAATATGTCTATGGAGATGGATGTTGGACACAAAGACTAAGAGAAAAATTACAATATATGATTGATGACTATGTTTTATTTATGTTAGATGATATGTTAATTAGAGAGCCTGTAAATATAGATTTAATAGAAGATGCTTTAAGAGTTCTTGAAAATGATGAAAGAGTAGCTGTAGTTAATTTTGAAAAAAACTACCGTGAAGCTAATCCATATTCAGAAAATTGGGATGAACAAAAGCACAACCAAATGTATCTTCATAGTTGTCAACCTAGCATATGGCGTAGAACTGCATTAATTGATAATTTATCTAAAAATGAAGATGCTTGGTCTTGGGAAATGACATGGATAAACAATAGCTGGAAATATTTAATAAATAAAGATGCAGATATAATTAATGTAGGTCGTACTAATGATTTAAACTGGGGTGTAGCAAGAGGAAAAGTAACAGATGAATTTAAAAATTTTCTAATTTATGAAAATATATATTCAAATGAAATAAAGGAGTGTTTTAAATGCGATTAAGTATAATTACACCATATTATAATTGTTTAAATAGAATAAAAAATCTTGCTCAAAAATTACAACCTCAATTAAATGAAGAAGTAGAATGGATTATCATAGATGACGGTTGTCATGAAAAGGAATTAGATGATTTTAAAGCGATAGTTATCCATTTACCAAATAATTCAGGATGCGCGGGAATACCTCGTAACTATGGATTAGATATCGCTAAAGGAGATTATATAACTTTTATTGATGCAGATGACTTAGTTGCATCAACTTTTGTAAAAAAGATTTTGAATAAAATAAATGAAACAACTTTTGATTACTGTTTTATGAGTTGGCGTCAACAAGAAGGCTTATTTTCAATTGATGCCACTCAAGGCAGACCTGATTGGAATTGCAGTGTTTGGGGAGTAGTTTATAAAGCTGAAAATTTAAAAAATATTCGTTTTAATAATAAAAAGTTTGCAGAAGATTTTGACTTTAATGTACAAGCTTTAAGAGGGAAACAAGAAATTATCCCCGAATATTTATATTATTATGCAAGTAATGAAAATGGACTTTCATCACAACAAGGAGGGGGTAAATAATGATTAAAAATGTTTTTTACTTTCATCACTTGAATGTTATAGGTGGAGTTGAAAATATGTTTTATGAACTAGGCAAAAAATATAAAGACTGGGATATAGTTGTTTATTACGGTTCAGGAGATAAAAATCAAATTGCAAGATTAAGACAGTTTGTAGATGTTAGACAATATCAACAAGGAGAAACAATAGAATGTGAAAAAGTATTTTTTAATTATCAAGCACCTATTATAAAAAATGTAAAAGCAAAAGAATACTATATGATGATACATGCTGACTATAAAGCTCAAGGAATAGAACCTCCAAAAGTTCCTAGTTATGTTAAATATATAGGAGTTAGCCAAGCAGTATGTGATAGTTTTACAGAAATATCTGGAAAACCTTGTGAACTATGCTATAACCCTATCACAATAGACCCACCTAAAAGAATCTTAAAGCTAGTTTCCGCAACAAGATTAACAAAAGAAAAAGGATACAAAAGAATGTGTGCTTTAGCTAAGGCTCTTGATGATGCGGGGATACCTTATACTTGGTATGTTTATACAAATAGTAGAGAGACAATACCTAGCCCAAATGTTAAATATATGAAACCTACCTTAGATATAAATACACAATTAGCAACAGCCGATTATGTAGTTCAACTAAGCGATTCTGAGTCCTATTGTTATACAATGGTTCAAGCCTTATTATTACATATTCCAGTTATAGTAACACCATGGGGCTGTTTAAAAGAGTTAGGTATTACAGAAGAATATGGATTTATATTACCTTTTGATATGAAAGAAATTCCAGTTGATGAAATCTATACTAAAAGGTTTAATTTTGATTATCAGCCTCCTCAAGATCGCTGGAATGAAATTCTAGAACCTGGAGAATCACAATATCAATTAGATATGAAATGTAGATATAGAGTAAAAGCAACAAGTGTATATAAAGAAAGAAATTGTAAAGATGGTCAGTTAGGATTTGTTCCTAATCCAGGTTATGAATGGGAAGTATCAAAAGTTAGATATGATACATTATCAGGCAATAACAGACTACATTTAAAATATGTTACTCTTGTAGAGAAGTTACCGCCTAAAGAAGAAGAAAAACCTAAAAGTAAATATAAAGTAGTTAATAAGATGGATAAATAGTATCCATCTTTTTTTGTGGAACGAATGGCGCGCGGACAATCGTCAATTCAAAATCAAAAAACCATTTGGAATTTTTTAAACCAAAAACTTTTTTTTGACAAATTCAATATTTTTTGATATAATGTAGATATAAGAAATAAAGGAGGAGATTTAATGAAATTATTATCGTTAGATTTAAGTACAAAAAGTTCTGGATGGGCAATCTTCGCAGATGGAGACTTAAAAGACCACGGATGTATTACATCTTCTTCAACAGACTTAATAAAAAGAATTCACATTATGGCAGATGCCATTGATGAGATTTTACAAAATAATGAAATTGATAAAATCATAGTAGAAGAAGTTAGACCTGAAGGCGGATATGGAGTAGGTAATCAAAAGACTCATAAAGCATTAATGTATCTTCAGGCGGCATTGGAATTTTTAATCCATGATAAATACTTTAAAAGAGTTGTTATTGAATATATATTTCCAAGCTCTTGAAGAGCAGCATGTGGAATTAAAAATGGTAGAGGAATAAAAAGAACATCGTTAAAAGAAGCGGATATCGCTTTTGTAGAAGAACAATACGGAATAAAAGTAAATGATGACGAGGCTGATGCAATATGTATCGGATTCGCGCAATTTAAAAATGAACCTAATGAAATTAATTGGGAATAAAAATAACAAACAAAAATTACAAGTGGTAAGATTTTTTATCATAAGTTTTCTTTTTCTTATTTTTAAAATAAATACAATTTAAAATTGCATAAAAAAAATGACTCAAGAGTTTTAAAATCTCTTGAGTCTTTTTTTAATTTTTATAGTTTTTCAACTGCTCTTGTTGCTGAAATAGACATTGTTCCACCAACAGCTAATGGTAAAGATATAGTTTTAATAACGAAATCTCCTGAGATATCGGCTTCCACATCTCTTACTCCAATTCTAATGTTTGGTTCTAAATAATATAATGGTATCATATTTAAGTTAATTTGTTCATTATAACCTGTATAATTATATAATAACATTTTTACTTCTTCAAAACATCCATTAGATGCTCCTCCAGTTGCTAATGTATCATAAATAGCTGATTCTACTTGGATAAATGCTTGACCTCTTTTTATACATTCTTCTCTTTTTTGTTCTATATCTGGATCATTAACCCCAATAATAACATAATCAGGAATGATAGGTTCAAATACACAATTAAAGCCATCATTGCTTTCAACTATAGAACGTCTTCCAATAGCATTTACATTAAATTGAGAAATGGCTGCATCTGAATCTATAAAATCTAAGAAATAATCCATGTTACTTGGGTTATCTAAAACTTCTTGTTTAAATCCACCAGTATAGATAATATCTCCATGTTCATCTGTATAATGATTTTGTTTTAAATCATAAATTTTTGGTCATTCATTAGCTAATTCAGGATAATAATAATTACTTGAAACTCCTAAAGGTTCTGCGGCAGCTCCTTGAAGATATAATTCAGAACGTCAATCTGTAGTTTGAACTTTTTCCATTGCAACTAATTCTGTTTCAACATATTCATATTGAGTAGCCGCAAGCTCAGCATAATCTTCATTATATTCATATGTTAATATATTTTTTTGATTTTCATAATCTTCTCTATAATCTTCTTGGGCGGTAATAGCGTCCTGAATAGTAGCTTCTTGAGCTTCTAAAGGATCTAACTGATTATTTAGAGTAGTTAAAATATTTTCTAAAGTTGCAATCTCTCTTTCTAATTCTTGAGCTATATCTAAATGAGTTTGAATAGTGTCTGGTAATTCAGCAATTTCTTTTTCAATTCGTTCTAATGTATTAGTAGCAGTTTTTAAGTCTGCTTTAGCATCTTCAATTTCTTGAGAATAAGTATTTGTCATATATGTTAATTCTATTTGAGATGAAATATCATTAGAAACGATTGTTTGCGGATTATAAGTTTTTAATATTCCAACAGATGTAATCTGTATTGATTTTGGAGTTGCTAATTTATAATAAACTTCAACAGGAATACCTGTGTTAGAAAGACTTTCTATAATTCAATTATTGAATTCTGTATCAGTAGTAATATTCATACTTACAGGCACTCTAACTGAAACCATCTTATTAATAACAGTTACACGACAATCATCTGTATTTGGAAAATAGCTTGAATAAGTGGTTCCCGCAATTCCTTTAGAGGTAGGTACATTTGCGCTAAACTCAATATAGTCAGGAGTTGTAGCTGTCACTAGCCAATCTTCATGTCCTGAAAAAGTATATCTATCATAATTATTAACTAATATTCCATCTTGAATATAATCTTCTGCAAGAGCAAAAAATCTATTATCATTAAAATAATAATATAAAGTATTTTCTAAACCATTTCTTGTACTTGCGGTAATAGATATATTTCCGGTTAAAGGAAATACTTTAATAGGCCTATTCATTGAAGGTGTAGCTCTTTGAACAGTTTTACCATAAACTTTAATAGATAATATATCTGCGTTATCAGCATTATTAACCTCGATTAATTCTCCGCTTACAGTAGCTTGATTCATTTCTATTAATTCTTCTAAAGTAGCTTCTGCCGTCGCAACTTCTTGTTCTGCGATAGGCTTTTGGTCTAAATCATATTCATATTGATCTTGAAGAGCATCCGCTTCATCTTCATTTTTTTCTTTTAGTCTTTCTGCATTTATTTTGTCTTTTGTTGTTTTAACAATATTTTCTTCAATAGGGGTTATTTGTTCTGTTATTTCATCTAAAGAATATTGTAAATTATTTAAAGTACTATCAGTATCATCTATATTAGTTTGTATACTTTGTAAATTTCGATAATAGTTCTCAGATAAATCATCTAATTGTTTTTGGATAGCCGTAAAATGACTTGATGTTTTATCTAATCCTCAATTATATGTTTTTGAAGTTGAATCATCTATATAAACTTTTCCTTGCTCTCCTGGTTGCGGAAACTCACTTATAGTAGCATAAGTTTCAGTTTCTCCTCCAAAAACAATAACAAAATCCATAAGTTTTCCATCTCATTTATATATAATATTAGTAGCTTTATCCATGTAAAAGCAACCTGCTGCGCCTTGAGTTGGAAAATGACTTTTGTCAACAAATTCAATAGGTACTTTAGCTTTTAACAATCCATCATCTGGATCATTATAGAAAAATACATTGTATATGTTTCCTATTTGTGGTTTGCTATCAATAGCTAAATGATAACGAATAGGAACTTTAATTCCTTCTGTATTTTGTCTAATACCCCAAACGACATAATCATTTTTTATATTACTATAATTTGGAGAATTAGAATAATTTGTAAATAAAGCACTATCTTTGAAATTATAAACATTTTGTCCTTTTGATATATCTACTAAATAATCTTCATTATGCATATCTTCCAAGTTTGTAGTTGCTTGAGTTATGTTTAAATAATTTTTAATTTGTTGAAAATGAAAATTACCATCAACATCATAAAAGTATTCATAATTACCAAGTCTATTTTTTATTTTATCTAGTATAGTACAAATTGTATCTCCTGGGTTAGCAATTAAATCCTCAGGATAAGTAAAATCAGTATAGATGTATCCAACATCTTGCCCTCAATTATATTCTATATAATTATGAGAAACAACTTTCATATTTCCATCAGAAGCTATAAAAAGTCCATCTGGATAATCAAGAGTTCCATTTTCATCAATGGTAAAATTTTGAACTCCTGCTAATTCACCATCATTATTTATTATTAAGACTTCTCCAGTATCTTCAGCTTCTGATTTATTTGTTGTCATCCTATACTGACCATCTTTATAATAGGCATAAACTGGTGTGTCTCCAACTCAACGCATAACACATTTAATTCTTTCGTCTATATCTTTTATAATAATTTTACCTAATTGTTCATTTCCTCAGTGATTTACTAATTCACGAATAATTTGAACAATGGTAGGCTTTTGAGTCACATATTCTCCTGTCTCATCAATAGTATCATATTTATCAAATTGAATTGACGAAGGTAGGACTCCACCACAAGTACCATTTAATAAACACATTTTATCTTGTAGGTTTAAGTTCAAAGTAACTCCACTTGTACTGTGTGAAGTCCCACATGCTGTAACAACAAAAGTTCCTTGAGGTTGCCATATAATATCATAATCAGTATATTTATCTGTATTATTTTTTAAACCTATTTCAAGAAAAACTTTTTTATTTATTGAAATCATATTATTTGGATCTGTAATTCTCATATAATTTTCTTTATAAACATACATTGTTAAATTACAAGTTCTTCTTACTGCGGAGTCGCCGTTTAAGTTAATAGAACCCCCAGTAGTTAATCCTTGAATTTCCTCTATAGGATTTTCTTCTCAATCCAATAACGTAATTTTTACATATTGAGTTTGTTGTCTATTACTATTAATTTCTTCTAAAAAATTTGAGTCATTTAAATATATATAATTACGTTTCATAATTAATATCTTCCTTCAATTATTCCATAAGTATCATAATTATCAATAGTACAAGAATCTATTTCATAGGCAGTTCCGCTAAATGACCAAAGACGTCTACCTAAAGTATTCTCAGGTGAGAAACTTAAATCCATAATTCTTACTAAATAATTTCCTTCAGTAGGCGATCTAAATAACATAACATTTCCAGAATATAAGAAATCCATAACCGCCTCTCTAAAAGCTCTTTCATACACTACATCTGAATGTTTATTAATTTCATATTGTTCATTATAATCTTTATAATATTCTCTATTTTCTCCATATAATTCTTTTTTAGATGTAAATTTTCTATTTTCATCCATCTCAGAAGAAATAAGTCCACCAATAGGAAAAGAAACATAATTCATATCTCCATTTCTTTTTATATAAGGAAATTGAGAACCAATAGTATCAATTCTTGTTTCGTTTATATTTCTTTTAATTGAACTTAATGAAGGATTAAATCTAACTTTTAATTGTCTTTTTGCTGTTGTTAAAAATATATCGTCTAAAACTATCATAACTGGTTTTGCTATTTCAGTTATTTTTCCTCTTGTTCTATCAGGTAAAACAACTTGGGCACAATAACTATACCATACTCCACTTTCAACAGTAAAATCAGACCATGTTATATCTACCTCTTGAACATTTAAAATACTTTCTGTATGGATGTCTTCTCATATTGTAAAGTTCTCTTTGCTAGAACTTCTTCTAATAACAATATTTCCTGATACTGGGGTTTGATCAGTACTTCTTCTAATTTGAATATCTATATGTCCATCTTCTGGGCGGATATATCCTGTTAAAAGTAAATTATAAGATTGAGTATTTCCTTGTATCATTTTAAAATTATAAGTAGAAATTTCTGAATAAAGATTTTGTGTTGTATACTCAAGAGTATAATAATAAGAAGTATCTACTTTAAAATTATATTTAAAAGTGTAATTAATAGTATTTTCATTATTATAATTACTTGTAAAAATATCTCCGCTATCAGTTAATAGATTATTTTCAGTATCATATAATTTTATTCTATAACTTTTCAAAGTTTCATTTTCATTTTCATCAGCAAAAGTTAAAGAACCATTTATTTGAGTATTTTGAACACTCCAATCAATCTCTCTTATTTGTGCGGGATCTCAATCTAATAACTCTAGACTTGGTTTAGAAATCCCTCTAACTAGACATACGCTTGACCATTCTGAAAAATGATCTAGATTGCTAACTAATCAGCTATCAATTCTTTGCGGAGGTGTCATTCCTTGAGGAAGAGGACTAGCATCTACATCTGTAAATCTAATTTGCACCTTATAATATTCATCAACTCTAAAGTTATTATTTTCCATATCTGTTTTTCTTATCTTCACATAGTATTTAGCATCTGTTGCAACTGTGTCGTCTATATAAATATTTGTTACCATAACCTCACAAGGATATTGCGATTTATTTAATACTGATAAATTAGTATTTTGGTTTCTCACTGAAACTTGAGCATTTGCAATTCTTGAGAAACTATTATATTGAGATATAGAAAAATAAACTTTACAAATATCTTTTTCTTCGTCTCCACTGTCAATTAAAAAAGCGGGCATATATGTTTCAATTAATGCTGGGTATAAAGCATTTGTCGCTGCCATTTAATTCACACTCCTTTTCTCTCTATTCTAAAATTATATAAAAAACTTGTAACTTATATTATTTTATTTAGTCCAAACAAAAAAAAAGTGGAACTATTGTGTTGTTCCACTTTTTTTCATCGTATATTTCCATGTATTTGTTTGAGTATCATATTGAAATCAAACATAATAGCGTGCTTGTACATAGTGCGGAGAACCAAATTGTAAATAATAATTTAATGAAGGATCAATAGTCTGTAAAGGGAAATTATAAATAAAACCTTCTTCTGCGTTTTTACATTGTAATTCAAAATGTTTTCCAGGATAGACTTTTTGTCCAGTTTGAGCTTCTAATGCTAATTGATAGAAATTAAGTAATTTACTACTAAAAGAAACATCGTCTATTTGTATCCAACCATCTGTGTCTTCGTAGTTAAAAGGACACTCTAGAATTCTTTTTGGAAGATTATCAGGATCATTTAAAGTTAAATTAACAGTAAGTCAATAGTGTTTTTGTCCTTCTTGATTTATATTATGTCCAAATTTAACTTGCCAATCTCCATGTCCAAAAGGCGAATAAGATATATCTCTTAAATTAAAAACAAGCTCTCAACTATTTTCGAAAAAATAAGAAGATTCAGGTAAAAAATCGAATCCTCCTAAAAATGATAGTTTTATAACTGGAACATTGTTATTTATTGCATTTGTTAAATTTTCTAATTTTGTAAAAAATTCTTCTTGTTCCTCTTCTGTTATACTTCAATTATTTCCTAATCCAGCTTCTGTAAGATAAGTCTCAAAAATAGTACTAGGAACAACAATTTTATATTCTTTTTCATTTACATAATTTTCAGTAGCGAAAGAACTTGTTCCATCTCCGTCATTAGTTAAATCACTTGTAGAAGTTGGAATAGTAATTTCAATATTTCCCTCTCCTATTAAAGATTCATTATTTATAGTTTTTAATATTTGGTGTGCTTGTAAAGCAGTATTAGCCTTTGCTATCCCTGCATCTATTTCTACACCTGTATAAGCACTTTTATAATTTGCCATTTATTATTCTCCTTCCTCTTTTAAAATAAGAATTTCTTCATCTTTAGTTGTAAAGGTTTGATTATCTTTTGTAACGAGTTTACCTGCAGTTTCATCAGGAATATATATATCAAAATCCTCATCATCAACTGTAAAAGTCATAATTTTTGTACCTTCATCAAAATCTCTAGAAATAGTAATATCTTGAGTTTTTATAGGTACTAATCCTAAGTCTATTCTAAAAATTTTTCCATTATTCATTTCTAATACTAATTCAGAACCATCTAAATAAACATTTTCTAAATGAATATCTTGAGTAGATACAGTACCAGGAGTCATTATAACTTTAATTTCATTATCTTTTAAACATGCGCAATGACAACCCATTATTCTGACACCTCCGCCTCAGGAAATAATGATAATATCTTAGGTCCACATGCGTCATAACCAATTAACGTAATATCATTTAAAGATATTTCATACCAATAATTTTTTCCTTTTTTTGTTAATACTGTTCCAAATCTAGTTTCGTCAGGTGTTAAGTGTATAACATATGAAGCACCTTCTTCTCCAACGGTAAAATCTTTTGTGAATAAAACATTTTCATAATGTTCTTTTTCAACAACATTCATTTGCACTTTATCTCCAACTTTAAAAGTTTCATTACAAAGAGTAATAGTTAAATAGATTTCATCACCGCGGTTGAAGCATAAATTTGTTTTATCTTTTATCTTCAACATTTTCTTCTACTCCTTTCTGCTCTGGTAGAACAGACACTTTAGGCAATGCGCGGATTTCACTCATTAATAATTCAATAAAACTGTTTCCACCTTCATCTTTATAATGAGAATATCTTTTTTCAATGCAATCTAAACTATAATCATCTATACATTTATATTCATAAACAAATAAATGATGTTGTGCTGTTATCCAGGCTTTAATATCATCTTTATCTGATGCTATTAATAAATCTATTGATTGTTGCATTTCACTATATTTTATTCGATTTTCACTTATCATTGTATTAAAATGTGTTTCAATATCACTTAAACGACTTACAACTGTTTCTAATTGTTCTTTGATTTCTTCATGTTCATCTTCTTTATCAAAAGTTTTTTTAAGTCTATTATGAGCCCAGTCAAAAAAAGTAACAAGCTCTTTAATAGCAAATCCTAAAAGAACTAAAAATACAACAATTTCAGTAATGCTATATTTAGCCAATAATTGTCCCATATCATAACTCCTTTCTTCCTATAAATCTCTCTCTTCTAAAAATATTTTAAAAATACTTTATAAACATTTCTAATATTAGACCAATAAAAAAGAGAGATGTGTTTCCACATCTCATTTATATTAACCTATTCTTATCCATAAATAAATCTCTTGAACAGCTACAGATCCACCAGGTATTCCACCTTGATATGCTGCTTGCTGTCCAATTGCATACCACCAATCTGTTGTACGAGGTGAACCATCTATAATTGTTGATGTTCCTCTTGTACTAGATAAAGATAGTCCTCCCCAGTTATTTCCAGACATCTGAATTGATATAGGATTATATCCAGACACATCTTGGCTTGTTAATAATGGGTTACTAGTTTGACGCCATCTATTATATTTATTCTCTTGAACAGATTCGTATAAAAATTCATATCCACCATAAGAACTATTGTAGAAATTTGGTAACATACCTAAGATAGACCATTTATAAGTTTGAAAAGAGCAACCTAATTCATCTACATCTTTCCATAAAACCGTTCCACTTTTACTATTTGTATAATAAACTTTTAATCATTTAGCTCCACCAAACTCTTTAGTTTCAAAATTAAATAATTTAAAGAAAAAATTCATAGATGAAAGTTCTGAAAAAGAAGTTCCACTATCTCCTATTTGTAAATCTTCATTTAATTTTATAAAAGATGTTGCCGCCATAGATGGCTCTTCTGCAAATTTATTCAATATTAATTTTTTCATTTAAGCCACCCTCTTTCAAATATAAAAAACTTCACCAGGAGGCATATTATTATGAGGTGAACCTCCACCAGTATTATTTAATGTAATAGTATGTGTATGGCTACCAGCTCCCTGAGTTGCATTTCCACGTCCATCTCCAGGTTCACCAGTCGCAGTTGTTGATACACTACCACCAGCATGTTTAAATGTAAAATAATTCCATGTATTATGAGCATGGTCTCCAGGATTAGTACAACTTTTTTGAGTATGTGTATGAGATGGCATTTGTGCTTCTGTTAAGGTTACTTCATTAGTGCCTAATAAGGCCCCTCCAGTAAGATTTAATGTATTTGCTGCTAGCTCTCCATATGTTGTATCTGTATTTGCAACATTAATACCAGCTCCTATCATATATCTACTTCTACAAGTTTGTTGCCAAGTTCCTCCAAATAAAACTGCTGGGTCTACATCTGCTCTAGTAGTAATATATACTGAACCAATAGGATAAATAAAATCTACATTTAATCTCATTGTTTTCATTTTTTATCCCTCCTTATGAAACCCTTTCTCAAACATATTCTCTTTTATAACTACCACTCTTAAAAGTAAAAGTACTTGGCAATGGGTAAGTAAAATAGGTTGAATACCAAGGAGCTGCTGCAAAAGCAGAAGATGTATGAGGTTTTATTCCCACTGTAACTCCATTAGCGGTTTCTTTTAAAAGGAAACCTGCTACACATCCAGATCCACCAACTGCGCCAGTCCACATTCTATTTGCACTACTATCTAATCCACTATTTGCAATAGGAATTCTAGCAATTTCATCTTCATTACCATGGTTAATAGTAGATGTACATCCTGCACCTATTATAACGTGTAAAACATTATCTGTTATACGTCATTTATTAAGTGTATAACTAGATTGTGTTGTTCCTATATACGTAGAATTAGTCCAAGAAAAAGCTTGCCATCCAGTATCAATAACATTAGAACTAATTAAAGTTCAAACTCCATCATATAACTCATTAGGATCTGTTTCAGAATTAGTTGTTCTAAATAAAGAATTGATTGGATAAATATTATTTACTTTTGTATCTATTTGACTTAAAGTTAAATTATTAACTTTTATATCTGAATTTATTATCATTTTTGACCCCCCGTTCGAAGATGGATTTTCATTATAATTCTCATCAGGAAAAACTGTATCTATATCATCAATAGTAATGGTTTGAACATCTTCCTCTCCATATCTACTAATAAAAGTTAATATTTCTGTTGTATTTTCATAATAAGTTTTATGCAATTCTCCTGTAGGATATCCTTCACTTCATTCACTTGATACATCATTTCCATTGCTATCTTTTACCCCTGAAAAAGCTCTATTCGCATACACAGATACCAAGACCCCAGTACATAAACCATCACTTTGTAAATATTGGTAGGAAATATTAACAGAAAAACTTTCTTCGTCACCACCGCTTGTAGCAAATCTTTTAATATCTAATATTTTCATTTAATTACCTCCTACGAAGAAAACTTGTATCCAAGTATAAATTGAGGTACTCCTCAAGAATTATTTGAAGTTGCAGTTGGATTTGTATTGATAACTACACCAAAGTTGTTTCCAAAAGAAATTCTATTATTAGTAGTGTCTAAAGTTCCTAAACGTTCTCCACAGTGCGGAGTTGATGCTGTTGTTCCAGAATTTAAACAAATAGTATAACATAAAGCAAATGCGTTTCCATTACCAACAGGACATTTTGTACTCATATATCCATAATGTCCTTCAACTCAGTTTTTAAAAAATATTTCTATATAATCATAATTTTTTAAATTTGGAACATTAACGGTTTGAGCTGCGAAAGTGCTATTGGGATTTGAATTTGTTCATAATTTTACAGGCACTGTTACTCTTGTAGCATCAAGAGCAATAACACTTGATAAATCCGTATCAATTGTTTTTAAATCTCTATTCGTTCCATCAATTTTTATTTCTGAGTTTATTTTTAAAAATTGAGATGCGGGAGTAGATGGTTCATCAGCAAACCTATTTAAAAATATTTTTTTCATTAAGACACTCTCCTTCACATATAAACTACATAAAAAGGAGGCAAATTATTATGATAACCATTTCCACCAAAATTTGCTTTATATCCTCACATATTACTTCCAGATTGTTGATTTGAAACTAAAGTTTGTCCACTTCAAGTTGACGAATCTCCTGAAAATATTCCACTTGCATAATTATTATGATTGCCAGGTACAGTAGTTGAAAAACTACCTGAAAAGTTAGGAATTTCTGCTTGCTTTAATTGATGACTATATTCTCCTCCAGCATTGCCTGCAACAAAATTATATGTTTCTCCACCTTCACCTGTAGCTGTCCCTGTGCCTATTAAAAACCTACTATTTATAGCTTCTCAAATTCCTCCAAATAAAATTCCTGGATTAGTTGAAACAGTAGATATATAAATAGCCCCTATTGGATAAATTAAATCTGTATTAATAATCATATATTTACCCCCTATCCTGTTCTTCTCCACATATAAACTTTATATGCAGGAGGTTGTACTATTGAAGATGCTCCATAAATATTATTAGAATTTTTCGCATTAAAACCTAATAATGATGCACTAGTAGAACCACTACCTCAATAAGTATCTTCAGCAGTGACACGACCTTGTGGAGATGTTTGATAATTATAAAAAGCCCCAGTAGTAGTCATATTATAAAGACCAACAGGACTATTTCATTGTAAGTTTGTCATAGCACCAGTAATATTTGGTAAACCTGAGTTTACAGTAGTGTTTAATTCATTATCATTACTTGCACCTCATAAAGTTCGTCCTGTAGCAATCTTTTCTCATGTTCCCCCAAAAAGATTCCCTGGATCTGCGGTTGTTGTACTAATATAAACACTTCCTATTGGATATATAATATCAGTTACTGTTTGAACTATATTAACTATATCTTTTAATTTTAATTCTGTATTTTTAACTCTTACATCTCCATTTATTTCTGGTGCATACAAATCACTATCAGGTGTAAAATTTGAAACGTTAATAGCTATATTATCACTATAGTATCCATCTTCAGAATGAATTGTTAAAACATCATGAGTCTCTTGCGTAATTCTTTTGCTTCCCATATTACCATGTACATTCCATTCTGAAGTTACATCTCTATTATTCTGGTCTACAATAGAAGAAAAATCACGTTCTCCCATTAAAATTACCATACATGAAGCGGTGTAATTCTTTGTAGTATATTCATATTCTTCTCGAACATCAACTTCAAATCAATAAGAATCAGGAGCAAATCGTTTTATATTTAAAATCATATATATCCTCCTTTTATCTCTATATTAAAGAAAGGAGAAGATATTTATTTCCTCTCCTTTTATTATTTATATACTAAGCTTTAAATAAATAAGATTTAGTTCAATACCCATTTGAAACTATAATTGTTGTTTTACCTACTGTGCCTGAAGGTGTGATACCTTTAAACATATTTGTACTAGTACTGCTCCAAGCTGAAGCTTCAGATGATCCATTTGGAGCTGTTAATTTAGCAGAATATTCAGTTGTTCCACCTTCTGTATGACTAAGAAGTTCAAAAACATATTCTCCTAATCCTTCAGTTTGAACGAAAGTATCGCTAATAAAAGTATTTGAATTAAAGCCACTAATAATAGTATTAGGTGTTGAATAAGATGCGGTAGTAGGCGTTAAAGACTCTAACTTACCAGCCCCCGCAGTAGTACATTTATATAATTCATTATCTTTTACTACATAATCTCCAATTGCATAAGAAGTTCCAGTCTCATATGTATCTATTGCTAAACCTAACATTGTATATATTTTATTAGTTTCTGTTTTTACTGCATTGACAGTTGGATATTTTACATTTGTATTTTCTTTAATATCTAAAGTATTACTTTTATTTGCTATTACTTCTACATCATTTCTTAATTTATCTTTTAGGTTAGTTTGATAGCAAATAGTTGTATATAACTCTAAATCACTTCCTAAAAATTCTTCAGTTCCATAGTCTGCAGCAGGATATATATAATCTCGTTCAGGTAAATCATAAACTCTTACACTATCTAATGCATAATAAATCCAATTCTCATCATATATATAATTAGAAGTTTGGGCGCTAATTGTTGCTAAATTAGCTGCAGTGTTTTCAGTTCTATCAATTCTTTTATAATATTTTTGATTTAAAAAATCAATTTCATCATAAACATTATTTATGTGTGGTAATCCATATGTAGAAATCGTATTTCCGTTTTTATCTTTATAAGGGATTTCTAATTTAAAATCCCAATAATCTACATACTCTTCATCTGCTGTTCCTGTCCATGTTAAATGACAACATAAGTCTGCTATATCAGTAGTTTCTATTACCATATATCCATTATAATCTGTTTGATAATATTTTTTAGTTGTTGTTGAAGAAACTGTATTTCCACTAGAAGTTATTGTAACTTCATTTAAAACTGTTAATCCCGTAGAATAACTTGTAACAGGTTTATCATAGTATGCTGCTTTTATAATACTATTAGCATTTTTATCATAAATAGTATAAGTTTCCCCACCTAAACATTTAAATCAAATTACATAGTGACTATTTACAGTCCCAATAGCTCCACTATTATCTATTCCTGAATTAGATAAAATTTGACTTCCATTTTTATTAAATTGATTCATTCCTATTGATAATAAATGTGTTGGATTTGCTATTGTGACTACAGAACCTTGATCTGCCGCTTTTCTATATAATATTTGGATATTATCATTAACTGCTGGCGCTCCATTAGTAATAGAAATACCATAAGAAGATAATGTTACTGTATTACCTTCCCATGCCCAGTTATTAGCACTATAAGTAATAGTAATAGTATTTCCAGGTGTTTCTCTTCCTGTTGTAATAATTCCATATTGAGCTAACGCAACAATATCTGTACCATATTTTCAGTTATTTGATGTATAATAAACAACAATAGACATTCCATCTGTTAAAGTTGTTGAATTTAAACTAAATCCATATTGGCTTAGAGTTACAATTTCTGAGTCTAAATACCAATTATTTGAATTATAAGTAAAAGTATAAGTGTTAGGGACTCCTAATACTTTTTGAGAAAAAGTATTTTCATTAAAACTTTGTACTAAAGTACTTGCATCATTATAATCAATAGCAGCATCATATTCAAAAACATAACTACCTGTGCTACCATTCATTTTTTTAGCAAAAGTAGATTTATTTATTGAACTAATTAAATTTGAATTATAAGTAACAGTTGGTGTATAAATAAAATCATATGTTACTATAGTTCCAGGAATTGCGGCTGCATCAATATCGCTTTTACCTTTAAAAGTTGTAAAATTTACACTTATATTTTTAACACCTGTTGTTAATAAATTATAATGAGTATATTCAGGAATTGCAGTAGTAACAGATGTAGCTCCATATAAATCATAAAGACTTGCATATCCATCTGTTTTTACGCTAGAATGACTTGCAGTTGATCTATATTGGAAATGAGCATCTTTTTGTTCTCCATAATCTTCTGCTAAATTTTCTGCTAAACCAACAGTTACTCCAGGATATATACCTTGAGGGTCTATGTCTGGATAAACTTGATTAGTTTTTGAAGCGTCTTCAAAAAATTTAATTGTTTTTGCCATGTTTTAATCCTCCTTTATTACGAAATTGTATAAAACAATCCTGTTGTAACCCTTTCTCCATCTACTGATAGTACTCCATTTTCTTGTTCATTTCCACTTTCATATTTCACACCACTACCTGCAACAACAGTCTTAGCTTGTGAAATTTCTGTTCCAGAACCAATTCCATCAGTTGTTCCTAATAAATAATAACTAGTTTCTTTTGCAGATAATCCTGTTGTAATTGTTTCACTATTAGTGTGTGCGGCAATGGCTGCTTCTCTATCTTCAATTTCTTGATCGATTTTATCATCTAATGCGTTTGTAATAGCATCGGCTTCAGTTTTAGTATAATAGCTACTTAAATCTATTGTTGCTGTACCAACTTTTTCCCAAGCATTACTGATATAAAAATATTCTTCATATTTTTTAACTTGAGTTTGTTCTTCACTTGGAAGTGGTACACAATACATTGTAGATATAGGTCCTGAAGCAGGTAAACTATTTACGATTTGAACGTCAAATGTTCCTTCTGGAGCAGGTACTTCACCAGCATCAATTATTTGTCCATTAGATAATGTACATATTAAATGTCTATTATTATTATCAACATTAACACCAACTATTGAAACTCCATCAGCTCCATCATTACCTTTAGGATAAATATCTATATCCAATGTTTGAGTGTAAGCATCTCTAAATCCCATTGTATTTTTTGCCATATTATATTCCTCCTTTTATTTCTATTCTGCACTTGCTTCTGGATATAAAACAAACTTCTTAGGCCCTTCATCGTCATACCCAACTAAAGTTGTATCTCCATTAAGTTCAATTTCATACCAATATGTAACTGAACCATCTTTAAAAGGCTCTCCAATGCGAGTCTCTGAAGAAGTTAATTTTATTTCCGCAAAGTTACTTGTTTCACTTACAGTAAAATCTTTATCAAAAATAATATCTGTATAATCACCATTTGTACAAATGTAAAATGTGATTGTATCCCCGGCTTCAAATTTACCTTCATTATTTACTAATTGTAAAGTAATTGCATCGCCTCTGTTTAAGTAAATATTTTTATTTCTTACTCTAAACATATTAAAATCCTCCTATCTCCAATTCTCTCTTACTAAAAATATATCAAAAGTTTTTTTATTTTATTATATCATTTAGACCTAAATAAAAAAAAAAAGAAAGAAGAGTTTCTTCTTTCTTTTATTGTCTCTCTGTAAAATTTGTTGATGCAAATATATTATTATTACTTGTTATTGTAAAACTATCTGTTGCATTGTCATATGTCTTAGTTTGTGTTCCACTTCCATTATTTCATGATACTTCTTGAATATAACCATTTCATGTGGATGGAACATAACTGCTACCTTCCCAATGTACAGTAACATTACAACCTGTTCAAACATATATTGTAAATGGTTGTAAAAATACAACTGTATCTTGATCATCCACAAAAGAAGAATCTCCATCTATTGTAGTACTAACTGTGAATGCATATGGAACTGATGTAGTAACATAGTTTCCGTCTGTAATTTCAACCCAAGATCCTGAGGTAATAGTTGTATAAGTTACAATTACTGAAGAAACATTAGATCCTGGATGCCATTTTATATATTTGTTTCCTGCTTGGTATCCTTCTACAGCAGGAGAAATTATATATTTATCACTATCTAAAACTGTTCCTGTTACAGTAATATCTGGATGGGCAGAAGGTCCATCTATTTTCCTGTAATGAACTGTAAAAGAATATGTAATTAAATCATAATGGACATCTACAACTGTATCTTGATTTCCCATTGTTCCGGTGACTCTTGCTGTATCTGCAGTATAACCAGTTATAGACTCTGTTGTCTTACTATATGAAGAGCCTTCTCAATACCATTGTGAGGATGTTTTACTATCGTCTAGTACATAAGTCCCATCTGATTGTTGCATATAATAATGTATTATTAATTGATGTCGTGGTCTATTATAATAAACGTTAATTTCTTTATCTTCATTTAAAGTTCCTGAAACCACAGCTAGATCTGGAGTATAATTTGTCATTGATGGCGATTTTATATTATAAGTTCCACCATGTTCTATGAATTTTGTTACTGGAGCGTATGTACCTGAAGTGAAAGAAGTATAAGAACCATCTAATTCTAATCGATGATAATGCACAATCAAACGATAATATTGATTAGAAAAATAATATTTAATACGCTCAACATGTTGACTAGCTCCCATTGTTCCCTTAACAATATCTTTATCTGGAAGATATCCAGGAATAATTGGACTTTCTACATTATATTGCGCATTATATAAATAATTTTGTTCATAAGTTTGACAAGCTGTTGTATTATCTTTTTGATATGTATAATAAATTTTTAAAGGATAAGAATTTCTATTATAATAAACATTGACAACAGTATCATCATTTAATGTTCCTTGGACAACAGACGGATTTGAAGTAAAACCAAAATGCTTTAATGGTGTAATTTTATATGTATCTCCATGATTTAAAGAAAAATATCTACTATATACAGGAGCAAGATATTGATAACTACCATCTAATTGTTCTTCATAACATTTAACTGCTAAAGAATGCGGATTAGAAGGAGCACTTTCAACAGGTAATGTAATTGTATAAGTTTTTGAATATTCTGGATTATTTTCATCTGCAGTATCTCCAAAAACTTCTCAACTTAAAATTCCATTTGAATTCACATATCATTCATCGGTATACTTTTTAGAAACCTCTCCTGGCTTAAAATCTCCATCTACAGACCAACTATTTTTAGTACCATTATCATTTCCATAAAAAATACAATTCATTAAGCTTATATTTCCAGTATTTGTAAATACACAAGAGTTGTTAATATAATCACCTTCATAGTATGTAGATAAATCATCATTCATTTCGATTGATGCTGTTACTCCAATTCGAGGATCTGCAGTTTGATTTTCAATAGGAGAACTATCAAAAGAATATTCTTGATCATCTGGAGTGTGAACTAAAATATCTACAGTACAAATAACGCTTCCTGCTAAAATATCTTCTTCTGTTACTCAATACGAACAAGTAAAAGTTAAACCATTTCCTCCTGGATACATATTAATGTCATCTCCAGAAAAGGTTCATTGATCTCCAGTTAATTCACATGTAATTATATTATCTCATGCGACTGTAGAAAAGTTTACGTTCCCAGCATTTTCAATATGAATTTCGTATTCAATTGTATCTCCTAAATCATAGCCATTTTCAGGAGGTGTTGAAGTCTCTGTAAAATCAATAGATACCTCAGCATTTATTGCTTCAACAGCACAAGAACATTCCCCTTCAGAAGTTCAAGAACTTCCAGTACTATCTTCATAGTTTGCAGTTACATAAAAAGTTATTTCTTGAGCTCAAATATCAGTTTCTGCGACATAATAATTTCATACGAAAGTCTGAGACTCTCCTGGACTTAAACTAGAAAAAGTTTCAGTAGCTTCAATTAATTCACTATCAACTGTAATATTGTATAAAGTTAAATTTCCATTATTTGTAACAGTTGTAGCTATTTCTATTCTATCTCCTAATGCATATGGATCATGAGGCTGAACAGAAGTATCTGAAACAACTATATCAAGATAAGGATTTGCTACATCAGTTTGAACTGTACAAGAAACTGTTTTGCCTTTTATATCAATAGGATTCATAAAGCCTCCTGGCGCAGTCCCTCCAAAATCAAAAGTCTTATATCCTCTTATAATATCATCTTCTGTTATAGTATACTCAAAAGTAGCAGTAGCAGTAGAACCTGCGGCAACATTTTCAAAAGTAGATTTAGAAAGTGTAACTCCATCTGGTGCAATAAAACCAAAAGTACAAGGATAAGGATATGTATTTGTACCTTGTATAGTTCCTGTAACAGTTTCTCCTAATTCATAATCTTTACTAGGAACATTTATAGTATATACTAAATCTACATCTCCTCTTGCTCATTGAGTAAAATCAGTCATTGGATTATAATAGTAATGACTTCCAAAATCATATCAATCTGAAAGATATTCTTTTCCTGTTGCTGTATCTGTATAAATAAATTGAATTCTATAAGAGTGAGCTCCATCTAAAGTTCCTGAGTAAGGAGACACTCCATGCGATGTTCCATCATAATAAAATTCATCTGCTATTGATGTATGTGTAATGCCTTGATAACTATAAGTCCCATTTGCGGCAACATTTACATTAGTTCCTGAAGAGCTTCAATTAAAATTATCTCCAACAGGAGTAGTTCCAAATGTAGTTTCTTCAAAAATATGAACTTTTATATTTCCTACATTTGCTGAATTTGTTTTGTTAGTAAAAACAATAGGTTGATTAGCTGCAGTCACATTTTCTGCGTATGCAGACATTACATCAGACCTATTTGTAAAACTTAAAGTTCAAAAATCTTCAAATCTTTCCCTTTTACGAAAAATCAGTCTTCCAATTGCGGAAACTGTGTTTGTATCTATATGTATTCATCCCATATATTAATCTCCTTTTCTTCTAAGTCCATATTGCATATCATTTATAAGTTCTACCAGCTCTTCAGTATCTTGATGTTGAACTAGTATATGGATGAAACCCATCTGTACTAACTCAATATCTAGGATATGAAGAGCCATTACTACCAGTATTATCGCTATTATAACTCATATGTTGAGTACCTGTATTTATTGAAGTTGTACTAGTACCACGATAGATATATTGAATAGTACCATATCTAAATGCAGTTTCTGAATATTGATATCCGCCATTAAAAAGTCTATAAACATCTATTCAATTCATAGCTACACAACTATTACTCGGTTGAATTTCGGTTGTAGTAACATCTACAATTGAAAGAAAAGTGGGCGGAACTGTGTGAGTTTTAGTAAAACTTATTGAAGGTCTTGAAATATCTTCTGAAGGCGAATATGTTCCACTTTCATATTCAGTAGCACTTCCGCCACCACTTATTTGTGCAATATATGTATCAAAATCATCTAATTTAGCACTACTAGGTACTGTAACGCCTTTAGCCTCAATTGCTGTTTTTATATCAGCCTTTGCGGTTTGTAATCTTGAAATTTCACTTGTTATACTCATTCTATATTCCTCCTAATAAACTTTCTATATCTCCAAGCATTGTATTTATGTAAGTAACATCATAAACATCCCCTGACGTAGTTGATGTAGTTGTTTTTATTTTATTTGTTATATCATTCATAGTTGCAATTTTATTACTAGAAGGATTATAAGTCCCATTAGTTATAATATTTGCAATATCATTATTAGTAATGGATATTCCATTAATTTGAACGTCGGTAGAAGAACCTCCACCGCCACCTCCGCCAGAACTTGGTTTTGCTTTTATAATATATTTTTGTGTAATATAAGGTTGTAAGTTGTTATGAGCTCCTCCACCACCAGTATTGCTTATTGATAAATTACCTATATTAGCTCTATTAGCACCAGCGGTTGCAGTTGGAGTAATTTGCCCATATCCTCCTGCTTGTAACCATGGAGGACAGTTTTCTTGCCATGTAGCCGTATGACCATGTGAAGGCATTTCATTTATTGTTAATGTATGAGTTTTTTCTCCACCAGTTTCTCCTAATGTATCAAAACTTGTATCACTACTATCTAATCCTACAGGAACTTTTCCTTTTAAATTAGGTAAGTTAAATGTAGTAGAACCATCACCAGTTCCATAAGTTGTTCCTATAACTCCAAATAATTCACTATATGTAATTCTTGAAACGGCTGAACCATCTGCCTCTAAATAATTAGTTGGAATAGTAGACCCAGAAAAAGGTATGATAGCACCAACAGGAAGAGAATCTCCGCCTCCTCCTGAGATAGTAATATCTCCAGAGCCTAATAAAGATTGATTATTTACTGTTTTTATACTTGTTCCGCTGATAAGAACATCTTGTTTTTCATCTAATAAATCATCAAGAGTGTCCCCATCAGAAGTGATAATTGAGTTTGAATTTACAACAGGAATAAAAGCTGTCCCATCTTTATCTTTTAATAATTTTACTGGATATTTTGCCATTTATTTTCCTCCTTTTAATCTTTATTTACATAATTTGCGGTAGTATCAAATAAAGAACCTCAAGTTGATGAAGCTTGCTCTACTCAATTACCATTTATTTTTCTATAAACTTTTGAGTATTGAACTCAAGAATTATTAACTTTTAAATATATTTTTTTAGTATCTCCTCCACTACCAATAGTAACAGCTATTGTCATATCTTCACTAATTGTAGTAGAATATGTATAATAAACACCAGAAACTTCATAAGTTAAAAATACTGTTACACCATTAATAGCTCCTCCATAATAACCTAATGTACATTCTACAACTAAATTTGCTAACTGGTCAGCAGTAGGTAGTGTAGTCGCATTAATAGTTTGAGTAGAATTAGATGTTGTTCCCGCTTCTTTAAAATTATATTGTTCTGATAATTCTGTGTCTCCACTTTTTAATTGAACACACATATATTCATTTGCATTAGATGTAGATTCCGCATGTCCATTCGCCATCATATAAAGTTCTTTTATTGTAGCGTCTTCAGGAATACCTTCAAAAGCTACATTATATTGAAATACAGCTCTTGCACTAGAACTAGTTGAATAATAATTAGATGTTGTAGTAGAACTAGTATCATAGCCGTGCCCTACAATGCCAGAAAAATATGTTGCACCAGAGCCATTAAAACCACCACTAATAAATTCATATTCACCTAATACATTTGATTCAGTGGTTTCACCACCGGAATGTCTAGTTAATGTTATACTACTTCCATTTTTAGTTGCAGTAACTGTCTCTGATGCATTAGTAGGTTCTATAATTAAATTATATTCATCTCCATCATACATTGTTTGAGTACCACTTGGATCAATTGTACCATTACCGCTTAATGTTGTAGTAACAGTACGAGGATTCGGTATAGTATAATCAACATCAATTTCTGCACCATAGCAATAAAGATAACCTGTTGTATTTTTATTACTACGTCTAACATATGACATAATAGTAAAATTACTACCATAACTAATAATTTGTTGTCATGTTAATGCTCCGGTTGGAACCATAATTGTTTGAGTTGAAGTCCCAAAATTTGAACTAGCTGTTGTATTTGCGATTGCAGAAGTACCATTTGCTATTCTAGGAGCATATGATGCACTTGTTGATAGCCCCTCTTCACGTCCTTTAATCTTTACTGTAAAAGAATTAATAATAGCATTATCTGGAATATCATTAAAATTAAAACCTCTTAAATATAAATATCTTGAAGCTGTTGAAGCATATGTATTTTCAATAGTAGCATATGTAGTATTATCAGTGTTATGATACATATTTGTAGCATTAGATACAGATAAATAAGTAGTACTTGAAACTGCATATACACTAGGTACTAATCTAATTGTTGCCATTTAATTATCCTCCTAACTTTGGAAATATATATCACCATCACTACCAAGAGAGGATGATGGTGCTGTTGATCCTGTATAATATTTATTTATAACTAAATTTCCTGTTATTTTATTTCCATTTACATAAGCAGTTTCTCCACTAACAATATCACCGGCTGCGGCTGTAGCATCTGAAGTATATGTTCCAGTTACATTAAATATTTGAACACCTTTTTTAATATTTGCGGCGGTAAGATCAGCATCTCCACTTATTGTTTGAGTCCCTGTTAAATAAGTTCCTGAAGCTATTGTTTTGTTAGTTGTCCCAGGAGTAATAGTAGCTGCTGCTTTGGTAGTAACAGAAGCTGTTAAACTTACTGAACTATTACCAGCAGTTCCCGTACTTACATAACCTGCTGTTGTTACATTTGGAGTAACGCTAACTGATTTGGTTAATGTTAATGTATTAGTTCCTGTGCTAACAGTAGCACTAGAACCAGATATTGAACTTGGTGCCGTTACAACACCATTTGCAACAGCATTAATTTTGTAATAACCACCAGCGCTATTATAACCTGGAGCTATATTTATATATTGATCTGAAGTGCTTCTACTAATGGTTGCTTTTGAAGTATATCCACTAGTTGCACTGGAAGATGCAGATGTAGGTAAATTCATTGTAGTAACAGATTTAGTTGCTTGAGCGCTATAATAACCTGCAGGTACTGTAACAGTAGCTCCTGAAGCAGTTAAATTAGAAGAACTACGTCTAGTTATACCACTACCAACATAAGTTGAACTAATTGCTCCAACTGAAACACTAGATAAAGCATCATAACCGCTATCTGCAGTTACAGTTTGAGCAGATTCAGTAGGAGAAACAGACTTACTTTGATATGTTCCTCCTCCTGTTGGAATTGCATTAATTGCGTTTGGCATTTGCTCAGGAGTATAAGTATCAGAACTACCATTTTTATTTCTAATAGCATCTGCTATATCTGAAAATGCATCTGTTAATCTTGACATTAATAACTCGCCTCCAATACCGCATCTATTTTATCTTCTAAAATTTCTATCATAGTAGTTTCCTCCCAATGATTAGAATTTCAAGCTTCAGGAGTTGAAATTGTTGTTGTACATTTATATAATACAGAAGATTGTCAACCTTGTCCAAAATACATAACATAATCACCAATAGCATAAGTTTTTCCATTATTATAAAAATCTGCTAAAGAACCTGCATAAGCGTTATATTCTTTATTTCATTCTATATATTGAACAACTCTTTCTAAAGATACTGGAGTATCTCCAGTTATTTCTCCAATATAATTCATATCCCCAAATAAATCACTTACTGTAATCGCAGTTCATTTAGAAGAATTCCAAGATCCACTTGTTGAACCCCCTGTGTTTTGATATAGTTGATTATTATAAATAACTATATCATTATCCTTATATGTATGTCCTGAAGTTTGATATGTATCTGCTAAACTTGTTGGAGCTAAAGTATTTATATTTCCACTGCCTAATAAACTTGTATTATTTATTGTTTTAATATTAGTACCACTTACTAAAGTAGGTTGAACTGTTATATTTCCATTACCTAACAAAGAAGTGCTATTAATTGTTTTTATATTAGTTCCACTAACAAGAGTAGGTTGAACAGAAATATTCCCGCTACCTAGTAAACTTGTATTATTTACTGTTTTAATATTAGTTCCACTTGTTAATGTATCTTGTTTTGTACTTATTTTTGAATTTACAAAAGTAGATACTGCTGAACTTGTTGGTAAATTAGTTGAACTTGGTGAAGAACTTGAAATTGTACTATCGGTTGGTACATATATATCAAAATCTTCATCATCTTTTGTTAAGGTTGCAACTTTAGTCCCTGTTGAATAATATCTAGCAACCTCAAGAGTTGTTGCAGGTGTTATATCACTCATAGTAGCAATTTTGTTAGAACTTGCATTATAAGTCCCTTCAGTTACTATATTAGCTATATTATTACTTACAACAGAAGTTCCATTAACTTGAGCATCTTTTAAAGCATCAGTAATTCCATAACCACTTAATGTAGTTGGATTAGTTCCTGCAGTTACATGTCCTTTATTATCAACAGTAACAGATTTATAAGTTCCTGCGGCAACTCCTGAAGTCGCGTGTGATAAAGTTCTAGTTCCACTTGTTGTAATAGCTGAACTGCTATCAATAAGAATAGGACTAGTAGCATTTAATGTGATACTTGTAACTGTTCCACTTGGCTCATCTCCAGATGGAATTAATACCCAAGAACTACCATCAGAAATAAAAGTATCTCCAATTTTTGCAGTTTGAGATGCATAAGTACCTGCAGTAATGACTTTATAAGTATAGCCTTCATTACTTGTACTTGCTGTTGGTAAAGTTGTTATTGTTCCTCCGGTTCCTAAAGAACCTTTAAATATCATAGGTTCAGGCAAAGCTGTAATAGCTCCATCTACATATGCAGTTGTCGCTATCTTTGTGGAATTATCTCCGCTTGATTGAGTCGTTGCAGTCACTGCACTTGGAATTGCACCTGTTAAAATTGATGCTGGAACTGAAGTTATATTTGCTATTCCTGAAGTAGCTACTGAAGTGCCTTTTACACTAACTCCTGTAATTGTACCTGTATTTGTTGTATAACCTTTTCCTTCAACAAACGAAGCAACAGCTTGAGATGTTGGTAAATTAGTTGAAGTACTTGCGGCGCTTATGCTAGAATCAACGCTCTTTTCACTAGCTTCCGCAAGATTATAACCATCAACTGTTCCTCCAGTAACTAATGCTTTCGTTGAAGGATTATAAGTAAAACTAGAATTTTTATTAACTTCACCTGTATAAGCTGTATCTAATACATTAGGAGTAAATAAAACTCTTAAAGCTGCATTAGAGGTTGTATTGTTTGATTGTTTTACTTTTTCATCTGCGGGAAGGTCGTCCATTGTTGCTATCTTATTAGAACTTGCATTGTAAGTACCTTGTGTAATAATATTTGCTACACTATCACTTGTTATTGATGTACCATTGATTCGAACATCTGTAGGTGTTCCTCCTCCTCCAGACACATCTATATTTCCACTACCCAACAAACTTTGATTATTAATAGTTTTAATATTTGTTCCTGAAACCAAAGTATCTTGTTTAGTAGCTAAAGCGGCTTCAGTGATAAAGCCGCTATCATTAGTTAAATCACTTGTTTTAGTCGGAATGAAAAAATCTGTTTCGACAGGACCTGAAGTAGGATCAACTGCAGTAACTCCTGCCTTACTATCAACGTATTCTTTTGTTACTGCATCTTTATCATTATTAATTACAGACAATACTTTCATTTATTAAAATCCTCCTTCTTTATATTTTTAATTAACCAATGC